TTCATAATTCGGTTAGACGTATATGTAATGAAGCAGAAAATCTACAATTTTTTGACAATATTTATGGATTTACAGAAATAGATTTAAAACAAGATACTGATTTTTGGAATAAACACGGAAATTTTATAGAAAATAACCGAAGAGGATATGGTTACTGGATATGGAAATCATATTTAATTCAAAAAGAATTAAATAAAATTAATGAGAATGATATTTTAATATATTGTGATGCAGGTTGTCAAATAAATAGTGCAGGTAAACATAGATTATTAGAATATATCGATATGTTAAATAATAACAGAGAAAATTATGGGATAATTTCATTTCAATTAGAATTTAAAGAATTATCATACACAAAACGAAAAACATTAGAACATTTTGGCATAATTGATAATACTGAATATATGCAAAATATAGCAACTGTAGTAATAATAAAAAAAAATAACCACTCGATAAATATTATTAATAATTGGTATAGTTCTTGTTGTAATTACGATTTAATTAATGATAATACATATAATGAACATCCAATTTTTATAGAAAATAGACACGATCAATCTATATTATCAATGTTAGTAAATAAATATGGTTCTATAAAGCTAATTGACGAAACATACTTCCATTCAAACTGGGATACAATTGGTAAAGAATATCCGTTTTGGGCAAAAAGGATAAAGTAGTTTAAGGGCTGTCCTTATTGTAGGTAAATGACTACAAAAACACGGATAGCCCTTAACTAATAATTGTAAAATGTTCAAGGTTGTAAATCGACTAAATAATGATATATACAATTCTCACGATGAAATTCGCCAAGTTTATTAATATTAATATTATATGTACACGATGATAAGCCATTTGTATCTATATCATTTCTTTTAGCCAACTGCATATTTGTATGATTATTTATAGTATCTTTGATGTTTGCATCTTTGTGATCTTCTATAATAAACCCGCTATTGTGTAAATTTGTAGGATAATAAATTGGTACTTCTTTTGTTATAAGTCTATTATATATTGCCCAATCATCTCCTCCCCAACCAAGTAAATCATTCGGAAATCCGTTTATTATTGTGTACGATTCTGCATCGAATACACAAGCCGCTCCCAGAACATCACATGGTGGTTTATATAAGTCAATAAAACCTTTATCTAAATTTAATAATTCTAATGGAAAACTTCTATTTAAATCAAATAAATAATCTGTATTCATATGAAAATATTTTTTTGAAAAATCAAAGATTTTTTCACTTTCTAAAAATGCTATATTCAATAATTTACCTCGATTAAAATATTCGTCATCATTTTGTTCACATATCATAATTTTATACTCAATATTATGTTTATTGAAATAAACATTTATATTTTCAATTAATGAAGATATCTGTTCTTTTCTGAACGATTGGATTCCCCTTGCTCTATATGCAATTAAAAAAACGAACATACAGATATATATTATATATATTATTTTATTTATATTGTGAATGACATAATAAATTTTACACCTTTGTACATTTTAGAACCTTGAATTGTCTATAAAGTGAAACGACTTAAAATCGTCCCATTTTAAATGTTCAAGGGTGTGAATGCATTTATTTTATTATTTATCGACCATTTTTTTACTGAGTGGAATTGCAGACGCGTTTTTTAGAGTTCCACACTTATCAAGATGGTCAATGGTTCGGTCTTTTGCTGTCCCTGATACAAGTACTGACAAAAGCGGATGCGGTGGTGAAAGTGAAAGCGGAGGCGCAATACCATGTGATCATGAAAAACCAAAACAAGACGAAAACCCATCAAATCCATCAAATCCATCAAACCCATCAAACTCCTTGAACTATCATTGGTATGTGGTTGCCGAGAAAACCTCTATTCGTACAAACAAACCCTACAAGATTACCATTTGGAATAAAAATTATGTGATTTGGAAAACCGTAGATCAAAAGTATCATGCGATCGATAATGAATGTAGTCATCGCGGGGCGTCTCTTGCAGACGGTGTGGTAGTGAAAACAAACATTATGTGTCCTTACCACGGATACGAGTTTGACACAGAGGGTACTCTGGCCCATGTTCCAGGTTTAGCAAATTTTACGAACACTCCTTGCCAAAATGCGCCCAGCTACCATGTTGTAGAACAAGACGGATGGCTGTACTTGAATACTGTACCTAAAGCATATTTCCCATTCGGGGGAACCAAGTTATTCAGCGAAGCATTTACCCACGAGTCCCCCTCCTTATATAATAATACTAGAGAAATACCGTGTATTTATAGGGAACCCGAGGCTAGCAACAAATCTTTCACCCAAACCTTAATCAAAGCCCACTTCGAAAATTATGGTCGTATTATTAGTGAGAATTCCCTCGACGTTATGCACATTGGATTTGTACATTCTTTTGGAAATCGCAAACGACCTTCGCCCTTCAGTGAGGTACCTCCCCATCGCGTAAACGATACCTTGATGCATTATCGCACAAAATACGAGTATGAATCGGGTGAAAAGTCTTTTGCAAAACGCGCATTCTCGGTGAACCAACTCAAGATAGAGAATGAATTTATATTGCCACATACCACGGTCGCGCGCGTTATATTTGGACCATTTGTTAGCACGATCATAACCTCTGCGTTGCCAGTGAATGATACGAATACTATGTTGTTTGTCAAGACTTATCGCAATTATTGGAATACTTTAGACAAATCGTTTTTAGGTAAGATGTATAATTCTTTGGGAGATACCATAACTCGGAAACTCATGACGGATACTGTGAATCAAGATAAGGGGATCGTTGAGGGTATTTTACCGGAGTTTAAAGACGGTCGTTTCAATATGAAATTTGACAAATTGCAGAATACGTACCGGACCTTTTACAAGAAGTTCATTGATTCCAAGTGATGAAGGGCTATGGGAAGTTTTTGTAGCCAAATGTCTACAAAACATTAGAAAGTCCAAGTTCTTTTGGTGGATAATATATATTATCCACCGATAGAGGTTAAGGGCTATTGGTCAATAAATATATTATATTTATCAACACATAGAGAGAAATTCACCTTTTTTAGTCCATTTGGCTACAAAAGCAAGAATAGCGCTTAATCCTACAGTATTAGTGTTATGTATATTCTTTTTTTGCTGTGTAATAATTTTTGTTGTTAGCATATATGATAACAACAAACTATGAACTATACCATATGTATATGTATATTCAACGTATAGTTCGTTTTTATTTTATTTTTTGTGTATTTCGCATTTTTGCGATACGTTTTTTTGTCATATGTTTCCCACCAATCCCTGACCCCCATTTAAAAGTAAATCTATCTTTTAGTGTCATTTGTCTTCGTTTACATGTTCCAGATTGTCCTAATAATGGATAATATCCTAAACACAATGGATTGCATGGTAAGGTACTAATTGGCGATCCTGCTGAGGTTTCTTCTTCTACACCGGGTGTAATAATTGCATATGAAATTGTTGGAACAACCGTACCATTAGAATAAGTCTCATATCCTACCTCAAAATCAATAGACCATAAATTTGTAGAATATGCCTTTTCTAGATGAGATTTATAGCCTTTAGGAAGCTTATCGACAGTAGAAGGCGTATCGCCAGTAAGAGGCATATCACCAGTAGAAGGCGTATCACCAGTAGAAGTCGTATCGTGAGTATGAAGGTTTGAAGAATAGTCTATCATTTCTAATTTATATTTTTTCTCAGAACTGCTTGGTCGTTCGTTGTACAATTCCCAACTTATTTTACCACTGTTTATATTTATTGTTGCATAAAAATTTTTATTAAGATAGATACAAATATTTTTATTGTTAAAATCAGTTATATCAAAAATATACACACAGTTGGATAGAAAAAAATGAAACAACTGAAATTGTTGAAAAATAAATGCAGGATAATTTCCTCGTTTGCCCAGAATAAAATGTTCTTCTTTTAAAAAAGGGGATATAACCAATGTTAGGGTTTCTCTTATAGCTATATTCTGTAAATATAGTAATGTAGCTGTTTCCCATGTTCTTAGTAAACATGAAACAAATACCATAGAACTGGTATATTTATCTTTGTTTTTTTTACCCATCTCATATGTGGTTTTTATGCCGTAAGAGGTTAGTCCGGGTTCATAATTTTTACTAATTGATACTATATTATTGCATGAATTTGCATGACGTGTAATTATAAATTCAATTTTCTTTTTCTTTTTCTCTGCTTCCGGATATTTACTACCTTCAACCACTGGTAAAGGTACCTCTGAAGATTTATACTCTGATGTAGGAGGTATGAAGAGGTTTTGTTTTACAAATTTTTTCATAATATTATTGTGCGCGACAACATGTACTTTCTTAATTTTTTCAAATGTTTTTATAAAATTATCTTTTTCTGTATATTTGTTTGTATCTTGTTTGGGTATCTTGTTATATAATATCCATGATACGAATTGATTAATATTAGACATTGTATAAGCGGTATGAAGAGTATCTTGAATATTGTATTTATCTCCATATTTTTCCAACTCTAATGTATTAAAAATATTTAATCCTTTTGTTATGTTTCCTTTAGTACCTGATGTATATAAATGACTATCGTTCGTTATTTCGATTTTTTCATTTTTTCCATAAAAGTAAGAAGAATATACTTCTTTATCTGTATTGGTGAATGGAGTATATATGCTGGACGATAATGTTTTTAATAAAGTGGAAGGGTATGGAAAATTATTAAAAACATTAACTTCATCTATTAAATCCATTTGATTTAATAATTTCTTAGCGTCAGTATAACTTGTAATATTTTGTGTTAAAACTAGGTTTACATAATCTTGTCTTGGTGTTTCAGTTGCACTTTTTTCGTCTTTTTCTAATGCTGGTACTGATTTTGCACTTTTTTCTTCGTTTTCTAATGATGGTACTGATTGCGCACTTTTTTCGTCTTTTTCTGATGATGGTACTGATTTTGTACCTGGTACTTGTCCTCTACGTGATTTTCTCATATTTTATAGGTTTATGTTCTATACACTATAAATATATTTTATAGTTATAGTATTTCTTATTCATAAAATATAGAGATTTTCTATCAAAATATTTAATATAGATAGAGGAAAATGTGCGGAATTGTTGGTTATTTAGGTAGAGACTCATTTCAAGAATATATGCTAAATGGGCTTACTCTTTTACAAAACCGTGGATATGATTCTGTGGGAATAGCATCAATTACAGATACAAGTTTACAAACATTTAAATACGCATCCTCGCAAACTCACGATTCTTTAGAACAGCTCAAAACGGCGGTTTTTTCTACAAAAAATAAAAACAATGAACAAAATACACATCTTGGAATCGGACACACGCGATGGGCCACCCATGGAAGCAAAACCCATGCAAATGCACATCCGCATCATGATAACAATAACCGCATTGCTCTAGTACACAACGGTATCATAGAAAATTACCAAGAACTCAAGACGGCTTTAGTCAAAGACGGATATTTGTTTCGTAGTCAAACCGATACCGAGGTTGTCGCGGTACTAATCGGCCAAGCCTTGGACAAAGGGTTTTCTATAAACGAAGCAATACAACTAACTCTGTCCAAGATATCCGGTACATGGGCATTCCTCATTATCCACAAAGATTATCCGAACAAACTCTGGCTTACTCGAAATGGATCGCCTCTCCTGCTTTCTGTCCAAGAAGAATATGCAATGGTGGCATCGGAACCCATTGCTTTTGGACAATCCGTGAATCAATACATCGTCTTGGACAATCACGATTTAATAGAGCTTACATTAGTAGAAGAACAATCAACTGTTCAAATGAAATCCATTAACAATCCATACAAAACGTATACCAAACAGGAACTGCTGTCCAATGGTCCTATAGAATATGCACCCACCGGATACGAACATTGGTTCATAAAAGAGATCTTGGAACAACCCGCGGCGATTAGCCGGGCAATCAACAATGGCGGACGACTATTGGGTGAAGTCGAAGTCAAGCTGGGTGGCTTGGAATCTCACAAAGAAGCACTGTTAGACATTGACCATCTGATTTTGCTAGGATGCGGGACATCTTTCCACGCCGGCTTATGGTCATTGGACCTCTTCAAATCCATGGATCTCTTTGATACAGTATCCATCTATGATGGCGCGGACTTTGGAGAAAAAGATATCCCTAGGCAAGGAAAAACGGGACTCATCCTCCTTTCACAATCAGGCGAAACCAAGGACTTGCATCGATGTATTCACATAGCAAAAACGCGGAATTTAACGACCTTAGGAATTGTCAATGTCCAAGATTCTTGGATCGCCAGAGAAACGGATTGTGGGGTATATCTCAATGCTGGACGAGAAGTGTCCGTTGCTTCTACAAAATCGTTTACTTGTCAGTGTGTAGTTTTAGCCCTTGTTGCAGTCTGGTTTTCTCAGAACAAAGGGACGGCGTTGTCCAAGCGTAGATCAATAATGCATGATATACGAAACCTGGCATATCAAACACAGATTGTGCTCACCCAATTAACCTGTTTAGATCATGTGGTGGATCATTTTGCCGAATACGCCGCAAAAAGTCCTACAAAAACAATGTTTCTTCTTGGAAAAGGGCCGGAGGAAGCCATTGCAAAAGAAGGTTCTTTGAAACTAAAAGAGGTGGCATACATCCATGCCGAAGGGTATTCTACCTCGGCATTGAAACACGGTCCTTTTGCCTTGATCGATGTCGGAACACCGATTATAATCTTGGACATTGGGGATGAATATCGTGAAAAAACTGCGAATGCTGTCCAAGAAGTTTTATGTCGCGGTGCTTATGTGGTTATTATAACGGACGAGGCGTTGAATAATGGGTCAAATAGATATGATATGAGAAACGATCATATCAATATGATTCAGGTCAAACGGAATGATGTATTTGGGGGGATTCTGGGAAATGTGGTATTGCAGTATCTTGGATATAGATTGGCGGTGAGTCTTGGACTAAATCCTGATTTTCCGAGAAACTTGGCGAAAGTTGTATCGGTAGAATGATATATCATTGGAAAAAAGATAAAATTATTTTTATACACAGGTATTGAATAAATACAGAAAAATCTCTAAATAGTATAGTATATAGTATAAATGAAACGCGAGACAAAAAATCGATCGACTCGATCGAATCGATTAATGAGAGGTGGGCTTAAAAATACCGAAAATTTGCGAAATATTATGCGTCATATGTTTAGAAGAGTATTTCTAAAAGATAGGGAAGACCAAAAAATACCTGATAAAATATTGGCAAAATTTATAATGCTATTTGATGGATTTTGTAAAACATGTTTACTATATGAATCTAAATATTTTGAAAAAGATAAAGACAGATTTGTACGAGATATGAAACATTTCATGTCTAAAGAAAGCACACAAATAGAAAGAGATGAAATATTTGAACGTAATAAATCAAATTTATTATATGCATTTGAAGAAGATTTTTTAAAATTTCTTAAAGAAGAATACGAAGAAACACTATCTCGCGATGAAAATGGAGATGTACATTATTATGTAGATGAACTCATAGATTATGGTATAAAAATCTCTCAAATAAAAAAAACAAAAATATCGTGTTTTAGGTGATGATGTAAATAAATTTAAAGCAACTGAAAGAGAAACATTTCTATTTCCTCTACAACGTATTACAACAGATGAATCTGTTATAGATTCACCAAATGATGATATGAAAGAGGCAGCAGGAGGTAGTAAATCAAAAAGACAACGACAAAAAACACGCAAAACTTTCCGATAAACCTATTTTTTGTATTCTAATTTAGTGAGAATACAAAATAACCATAGTATGAATTATCTAATCCCATTATTTTCGACTTCATCATTGGGTGTTTTCTAAGTTTTGCACCACCAGTATTGCTACTTATATAGTATACTAACTTATATACTAACTTATATACTATTTACACCTACGGTGGACAATCCGCTTCAACCATTTTTTCCACCAGTTGTTCGAAGCTAACCGACGGAATCCATCCAAGAACCGTCTTCGCCTTTGTAGGGTTCCCAATCAAGAGTTCCACTTCAGTAGGACGAAAATACTTGGAATCAATAAAAATGAGATCACGACCAGAGACTGTATCATATCCAACTTCGTCAACCCCTTGACCTCGCCATGCAATCTGGAATCCACGCAAGGCAAAAGCCTTCTCGATAAACTCACGCACAGTATGCATCTCACCCGTTGCCAAGACAAAATCATCCGCCACCTTGTCTTGCAGAATACGCCACATTCCTTCAACGTAGTCTTGCGCATGACCCCAATCACGGAGGGAATCAATATTGCCCATGGTTAGTCGATCGGTTTCTCCGCGCAAAATTTTGCCTAAACCTAGTGTGATTTTTCTGGTAACAAAGTTGTGGCCGCGGCGTTCCGATTCGTGATTAAACAGGATTCCATTGGATGCAAACATCCCGTATGCTTCACGATAATTCTTTACAATCCAGAATGCGTATAACTTGGCGACGCCATAGGGCGATCTAGGATAAAAGGGTGTAGTTTCTGATTGCGGCGTTTCTTGGACCAAGCCATAAAGTTCACTCGTAGATGCTTGATAGAACCGCGCAATCTCCGTTAGTCCATTGGATCGAATTGCCTCCAAGAGCTTCAGCGTACCGAACGCATCCGTATCCGCGGTATATTCGGGCATCTCGAATGAGACTTTTACGTGAGACTGCGCTGCCAAGTTGTAGACTTCTAATCTGGACATCTCGGGATGCGCGCCTTTGATTCCGGCTAAACACATAAATAAGCATGTTCCATCGGTCAAGTCTCCATAATGCAGTTTTAGTCGTTTGTTGGAAAAAATATGTTCAATACGGCTGGTATTGATGAGTGATGATCGCCGGATGAGTCCATGCACTATGTAGCCTTTGTCCAAGAGGAGTTCTGCCAAATAAGATCCGTCTTGGCCAGTTATCCCGGTAATGAATGCGACTTTTTTTTGATAAAGATCGGATACTTCGGACATATACTGAATGGTAGAGAAGTATATTTATGTCTATTTTCATGGAACTATTTCGAAAATCACAAATTCTGAATGGTCAAAAGCTATCCGGGTTTTGAGAACACTATTTACCGATTTACACTGGACTACATGACTTCATAACCTAATTGTGTCATTATATTTACAAAATTAGGGTTAGAATATATTTTATCCAAATCAGTTTTGGTTAAATCAGTTAGCCATCTTTTTGATCCATCATATATAGGCTGATTCAATTGATATTCACGTAATTTATCATGTTTTTTGTCCTTTATTAAGCCCAAGAAAAAGTTTTCAGGTAATATAATCTCATTCATTTCATAATCAAATATCTCATCTGTGTATTCTATTTGTAAAAATGTACAAATATTTGAAATAACATTTACTTTATTTTTGATTAAATCCTCGTATTTCACGACGTGAAAATCTTTTTTATTAGGATGATTTAACCAAGCGTTATTATCATGAATCCATCGCCATAGACCCTGTTCAGTACTACCATATCTTTTTTTCAAACTGCTTATTACATCTCTTCCATCACGTACAATGACTATAATTTTAGGGGTTTTGACAAATGTGTATATTTTATCAATTTCTTCCACATGTTTGGGTGTTTTTTCACAAATATATTTTTTGTTTTCATTTTTTCTATATTTATCATATTTATCTAGTTCTATTTTTATAAAATTATCAGGTTTTTTGAATAAAGATGTTTCATTTGGAATACAATATACGTCTTTGTGATTTCCAATAATTTTTCTCAATAGTGATGTACCGGAATGACCGCACCCAACAATAAATATCATATTTTCCATTTTAGATGTTCCAGAGTATATATTATAGTAGTAGTATAATGTTCAAAGTGTATAATAGTAGATTCATCATATGCATTATTTGCGCAAATAATACATATTTATTGACTAAGCATATACTACTATATAGAAATACAAGGATGTTTGACAAACTAGCAAATTTGAAACGTATGGGATATAACCCAGATACAATACTGGATATTGGCGCACATCATGGTGATTGGACAAATAGCATGAAAAAAATATATGGCGATTGCAAGTATTATTTATTTGAAGGTATTGATTATCAAGAATTAAACCGATTTTCTAATGATAATACGGTAAAAGTGTATAATGTATTATTGAATGAAAACGCAACAGAAATTGATTGGTATCAAATGAAGAATACAGGCGATTCTATGTTTAAGGAAAAAACACATCATTTCAACAATTGCATACCGATCAAACGCCAAACGATAGATTTAGACACACATATTTTGCAAAATAATATTTTGCAAGAATCTAAAAATATCTTTATTAAAATCGATTGTCAAGGCGCAGAAATACCAATATTGAAAGGAGCTACATCCATTCTGGATAAAGCCGATTTTATTGTTTTGGAAATACCCCTATTTGGTCAATATAACGAAGGAGTGCCTTCGTTTTTAGAACACATTGTTTTTATGGATAGTATTGGATTTAACACATATGATATTATCGATAATCACTATATCAATGGATTCAACATGCAAGTTGATGTTTTGTTTATAAATAAAAATCATAGATTCAACACTATTGTAAATGAATTATTACTGTAGAAAAATATACATGTAGGAATATTTTTCTATAATATTCTATAATTATGAAATATTTATTACGTAGAGCAAATCGATATATGCCTTTTGTAAATTTTGCGGTGTCATTAACCGCTCTAACATTTCAAACAACTGTGTTGTATCCATGGCATGAGGAGCTATCCAAGGAACTCAAGTTATTGAAAGAAACTAAGGATCTAAAGAGTGTAAAACGTATTGTTATTTAGGGGTCGTAGCAACCACCTTTTTCTGGATCTTTATCACTTTGTTTGTCATTTTATTTATCACTTTGTTTTTAGGACCACTACCAGCACCAGTCGCTGTGCTTCCCGCCTGGATTCGTTCGCGCTTCACCTTGTACGCGGCATACTCGCGAGACAAGACGTCGAGTTCCTGCAACCACATCTGCTCCACAGTAGTTGCTAGGAGTTGGGCTAGAGCTTGATCCGCGTCGCCCTTCTCCTTCATGATGTGCGCTACATTTTCCTCGGACACCGAGTCCATCGGCATCTTGATCAAGTACTTGAAATCGCCATCGATCAATGCAAAACCTCTGCTTGTCAACAGGTCCGTAATCTGTTGACCAGTCTTCTTACGCAGGTCGATTGACCCATCGAGCGTCTCCAAAATATACTTGGCGCGGTTCGACAGTTTGACCAGTTTCTTCCGGAGTTCGTCAACAAGGTGTGCCTTGCGTTTACCATACATCTCGATGCGGACACCGTAAAAGTCCTCGATAACATGCTCCACAGTAGCGTATTTCTTGAGTCTGCATTGATGATCAAACATGTGCATATTGGTTGTCGAGATCGTTGTCGTTAGTTTGAGAAGTTTCTCAAGGCCATTTATTTGACCGCTAGCGTCGGTTGTCGACTCGAGCTCTGCTAGTCGGCCTTTAGCAAATTGCACAGTAATATCAACGGCGACCTCGGTACAAACCGAAGTGAAATCCTTGATTGATGGTGCAATCTTCTTGCCGGCTTTATCGGTGGATCCATCCATAAGACCCTCTAAGAACGTGATATACGGCATCGTCCACGTTCCTACGGGGAGTTCCGTAATTCGGATCTTGTCCTCACCCAGCTTTTGGTATAGTCCCTTGACCAAATACTTTTGCTCTTGGTCCGCCACTGGTGTAATTGTACCCTTGAACCCCTCATAATAAGGACAAAAGCTTGCGGAAAAGCTTGCTGAAGAGCTTGCTGAAGAGCTTGGATCGCCAGTTTGCATTTCACGCAACTTGCGTTGCAAATACTGAATAATCTCCTGTGGATTGAACGCCGGAATCAATGACGAGAAACCTGTACCGATACCCGAGATACCATTGATCAGTGCAAACGGGATAATAGGACAGTAAAACTCGGGCTCGACCAAAGTTCCATCATCGTCTAAATACGTCAACACCGCATCGTCCGCTTCTGGGAAGATGGCCCGTGTCAAAGGATTCAAGTGCGTGAAG